CCCGACCATTTGTTACTTGATGAATTTAGAAGGCTGTCGTGGAAGTTATGTTGTCAAGAAGAAGACATACCGGATCAACTAAAATATGAGATTGCCAAAAATCACATCTTCACAGATGAAGCATTTGATGTTGCTAGAAGCGCATATTTTCCCAATGCAGTAGTAAATGACTTTGTTGCTATTCCGGCAGATAAAAGGGTAAAGATTTTCGAGTTTGAACGAAATCAAAAAGATATTGAATTGGCTTATAAGCGAATTGAATCAGGTCGTAATTATTATAAAACCATAAAACTTTAAGAAAAATGATTGTAGCAAAAGTAAATCTATTAAGAATCCCTAAAGATCGGATTATTAATGGAGAAAAAGGCAAGTACATTGATTTGGTGATTGTCAAAAAGAAAGAAGCTGATGAATACGGACACACTCACTTTGTAGCTGTAAGCCAAACAAAAGAGGAAAGAGAATCTAAGGCAAAAACCATATTTGTAGGACAAGCAAAAGAATTTGGACAAAAAATGTCCAAAGAAGAAGTTGTAAAGGTTGAATCAAATCAAAGGGATGATTTTGACTTAGACGAACAAAGCGATGATTTGCCTTTTTAAAAGTTATCGCTATAAAAACTAAAAACTATTCACTATATTAGCAACATGAACGTGGAACTTCAAACAAAACATACTTTTATTAATGCCTGCCTTATGAGTTCATCCACGTTCTACATTTGGCGGGCATTTTTTGTTATATGATAAAACTTAAATGCGGATGTAGTTTTGATAAACATTGGACATTCTGCAATGAAGCCAAAAGATTATTAAAGCTGTCACAAATTGACTATAAAAAGCGAAAAGATTACGATAACCATTTTAAAAAACTAAGCAATGATATTGAACGTGATGATATGGATATTCTTTCTAGCTTTAATCTGGGCCATTTATAACTAAAGGGATGATTTGATATGAGAAAGGTATCTAAAAGTAATGTGTATTACACTTCTGATGGAAAGGTTTTGTATTCAACAGTTTTAGAAGCGAAGATATACAATGCCAAAAGGGCAAAACTTGCAGAGTTTATAATTACTCACGGCTACTTCTTTTGTGAGGATTGCAATAGAAACGAAAGCTGTGGTGAACCGATTGATTTAAGCCATACTATTTCGGTCAAAGAAGCCAAAGAAAGCAGAAGGGCTGAATTATGCTATGATCTAAATAACATTAAACTTAGGTGCCGTACGTGCCATAGAAAACATGATAAAAGCTAACCAATGGAACAACTAAACATAAACTTCGATGCAGTAGGCCACATTGAAAACAACAAGGAAAGCCAAATGTTTTTAAATGAAAACTTAGAGCATTTCAGCGATCAATGCGAAACGCTGTACCGATATATGTTGAAAGGCAATAGAGTGAACTTAAAAACAGCCATTAACGATCTTGACATTTGGGATTTAAGGCGAAGGATAAAAGATTTAAAGGACAAACACGGCATTAATGTAAAATCCGAACGTATGCCGGGTGGATACAAAGAATATTGGATATGAATATAAATCTACTTGAATTATTCAGTGGCATTGGTGGATTTGCCAAAGGGTTATCCGATGCGGGGTTTCAAATAGAAAAACATCAATTTTCTGAAATTGATAAACACGCAATAGCTAATTATCAATACAACTTTAAAAATGCAGAATATGTCGGATCATGACTTTAATCTTTTCACACAATTTGAGGAAGCATCAGAAATGGAATAATATGACGATTCAGGAAGTAGGCGGTTCAATTCATGTACAATTCGATTATCATCCCAAAATTGTGGCTGATATTAAATTGATTCCAGGTCGCAGATGGAATTCTAGCCAAAAGGTATGGATCATTCCTAAGCGCGAATCAAAACGAGTTCAAGAGTTTGCACAAAGGCATAATGCGCTTCCATCGGATGCCCCAATGCAACAAATGGATTATACAGTTCCGCCACTTCCTGAATTAAATATCTCTATTCCACTTAAGCGTGATTTATACCCTTATCAAAGAAAAGGGGTTGCTTATTCACTTGAGAAAAAGAGATTGATCATTGGGGACCAGCCGGGCCTGGGAAAGACCGCACAATCTATCGCGACAATTGTCGCAGCTAATCAGTTTCCTTGTCTGATCATTTGTCCATCATCATTAAAAATTAATTGGCAAAGGGAATGGGAAATGTGGACCAGTAAGAAGGCGCTCATTTTAAAGGACAGTATCAAGAATACATGGCCAATGTTTTATGAGCATGGATTGGCAGATGTTTACATCACCAACTATGAGAGCCTTAAAAAGTATTTTGTCAAGGAGATTAATAAGAAAGGAAAGCGACTTTTATTAAAGGACATTGTCTTTAAGAATGAGATATCAATGTTCAAATCAGTGATCATTGATGAGTTGCATAAGGTAAAGGATCCTACCACACAACAGACAAAATTTGTAAAAGGTATTTGTACCGGTAAGGAATGGATACTTGGATTAACCGGCACTCCGGTAGTCAATAAACCGCGTGATCTATTTGCTCAATTAGGTATCATTGAAAGGATCAAAGATTTTGGAGGATACAAAGGATTCCTAAACCGGTACTGTGAAGGCTATAATGGTGCTAAGAATTTGGAAGAGCTCAATTATATACTTAACAAGCAATGTTTTTACAGAAGGGAGAAAAGTGAGGTTTTACAGGATCTTCCATCAAAGGTTCGTCAGGTAGTGATTTGCGAAATAAATAATCGAAGAGAGTACCAAGATGCGGAGAATGACCTTGCTAATTATTTGAAGTCATATAAGCAGAAGTCAGATGATGAGGTTGAAAAGTCTATGCGTGGTGAGATAATGGTCCGAATTGGAATACTGAAAAACATATCTGCTCGAGGAAAGCTGGCCGATGTAATGAGTTATATTGACGATGTAGTAGATGCAGGGGAGAAGATAGTTGTGTTTGTTCACCTTAGAGATGTTGCTGAAGTAATTCAAAAGCATTACCCTGGATCAGTATCAGTTTTAGGGAAAGATTCTCAATCTGAAAGACAACAATCAATAGATGCTTTCCAAAATGATCCTTCTGTAAAGGTAATTGTATGTAGCATTAAGGCTGCCGGTGTTGGATTAACATTGACAGCTGCTTCAAGAGTTGCATTTGTTGAACAATCATGGCACGCAGCTGATCATGAACAGTGTGAAGATAGATGTCACAGGATTGGTCAAAAGGATTCAGTTCAATGCACCTACTTTTTAGGTAAGGATACCATTGATGAGAAAATTTATAAGATGATCGAGGAAAAAAGAACGATTAGTGATACCATTACCGGTGCTACTAATCAAACTGAAGTCAACGTCATTGACAATATCATTAACCTATTTAATCAGAAGTAAAACATGGAAGAAAAATTTGAATTAAACGCAATTGTAGAACTTTTTGGACATCAAAGAATGGCCGGAAAGGTAACTGATCAAAGTGTCGGTGGAGCATCATTCATAAGGATTGATGTGCCGGAAACAAAATCACAACCGGCCTTCACAAGGATTGTAAACCCATCTGCAGTTTATGCGATCAATCCGGTTACGGAGGAAGTTATGTTGTATATGGCTGAAAACATCACTGCAAAACCAATTGATGCTTGGGATATCCAAACCATGCAGAAGAAGTTATTGGCATTAAAATCTGATGCAGACAAAGAAGATTTACCTTATTAATAAACCCTAATCAACCAATGGCCAACAAAGAAGCATATTACTTTTCACACGATTCAAATGCCAGGCATGATGAAAAAATAGTAGACCTAAGAATGAAACATGCATGGGAAGGATATGGCATTTATTGGGCAATTATTGAGAAACTTAGAGATTCTCCGGAGTATAAATTATCTACCAATTTTAACTTACTTGCTTTCGATCTAAGAACGAGCAATGACTTAATCAAATCTATTGTTACAGGCTTCGGTTTGTTTACTATCGATGGTGATTATTTCTATTCAGATTCGCTCAAAAAAAGGATGTTAGCTAGGGAGGGAAAATCGGAAAAAGCGCGAAAAGCTGCTAATAAAAGATG